AACAATGCCACCCAGCCGACTGTTACTTAACATGAGGATTTTCAGATGAGGTGTCATCCTCTACTATATTATATCACATCTCATCACCTTTGTCAAACGTGTCGTAAGTTTTTTACAACAAATCACCACCTGACAGCTTTTTTATTTGTGTTCTAACAAATCTCTCAACATCTTCAACAGTGAAATCAAACCCGTTAGTTACTCGTTGGAACATGGTAACACATTGTCTAAACGAACATTGATACGTATCTTTAGTTGTTCGAACAACAAGAACAGGGTCTACGTAATCATCCGGTATTGGTTCGTTAACGAACTCTTCGGCAAATAACATTCGTTCATCGTAATCAAAACCAACATTGTTAGGTAATGTGGCAAATGATTTAGCCAGCTCTTCATCGTAAAACTCATCAGGAATCTCATCAGGTAAGAATCTCTTGATACGATGTTTCTTAAACACTTTAATAGCGTTTTTACCAAAATAGATGTTACCCGCTGGTTTTAATACAACAAATGTAGTTAATGTTTTCAATAGTCTTTGTCCAGTCTAATTCGTTAACTTTGACTATAGTTCTATTATATCATGGGTTTGACAATTTGTCAACACCCGTGACATGTTTTCCCCGCACCCCGTAATTCTAACTACAAAGGAAATGTGGACAATAGTATTGTATCATTTTGAGATGTGTTTGATTTTAACTACAAAAGAAAAATGTCCCCTTTGAAAAAAAGGGGACACAAAAGGGGACGTCCAGAAACGTTGATTTGATGCGGTTTACAAGCAAAATGTCCCCTTTGTCCCCGTTTTTGTCTATTCTATATAGAGAACACAAAAACTTTTTATTTTTCCCTACGACTTGAAAAAAAGGGGACAAAGGGGACATTTAGGGTCAAAACGTTGATTTGACGCGGTTTATCGACGTCCCCTTTTGTGTCCCCTATAATAAAAAAGGGGACAAAGGGGACACTTAGGGGACACTTTTCATTACAAACATGTTAAGAATATTACAATTGTGTTACAAAAACATCTTTATAAATGTACTACAAATATAAATTAGTACAAAGATATTGTAAAAATTAGTAAAATGTCCCCTTTGTTGGAAAAAGTGTCCCCTTTGGGGACAAAAAGGGGACATTCAACTTTGAAAATGTCCCCTTTTCTAAATCGTATTATAGTATCAGTTTTGCCGTAAATCATTCAAATCATCTAATGACAATGCGTTATCAAAATCAATACTGTTTAATATAGTATCAATTTGATTTTCGTGTTGTTGTTCTTGTGGTTTAGTATCATTTGATTCTGTTAAGAATCTATCGAGGTCAATAGTCTTATCAAACAATGCTTTAACTTTTTGTTTATCGCGTAGTTCCATTGTTTCACTTTCAAGTAGTTGTGTTAATAGTTCTTGAATATCATTCATTCGTGTAGTGATTGGATTCAAAACTTCTTTGTACTCTTGAATTTTAAGTCGTGTACGGTTTTTCTTGACGTCAGTTCGCGTACGTTGAGTCTTGTTTACACTGTTGAACGTATTTAGCAACTCTTTATCTAACATCGTGCGTAAGGTGTCAAAGTTTTCTCTGTTGTTGGGTTTACCTTGTTTGTTGTAAGAAACTTCTAAACCGTTTGATTCTAATGATTTCACCATCGCCAACCCGTTGTTGATAGAAGTTTTCTTAGCGTCACTCACTTGGTTTGGAACCATCAACACGTGTAGGTGTGGTGTCGCCTCGTCGTTGTGTAGTACAGAACTGTAGATGTCGTAACCACTAATTAACTTAGGTAATCGATTATTGAATTCTATTAATGCATCCTCGCATCTCAACCACTCATCCGATTTGTAGTCAATGTTTGATAACGTATCATCTACAGTGAATGGTAATGTGTTGTCGATTAACATGTTGTTAGCGTTTCCAAATTGAAATACCCATTCGTGGACAACATTTGTTTTTTCATTTTTAAATACTTCACTTGCGTAAGATTTAATCTTGCGGTCGTTACGTTTTTGAGAATCGTTGTAAGCTTTTGTTTTGTGCTTAATTGCGGGTATTTCATTGATGAAGTCATCTAATGATAAATGTGACGAAGTGAGAGTTAAATTATCAACACTTCGGTCTGTTCGAATGTTCTTGTTGCTGTGATTTTCTACTTCACGTGTATTGTGTTTGACAGCACCAACACTTCGACTACGTGATGAGTAAGCTTGATGTACAGCTGATACGGTCATCTCTTTAACATTATCTTTTGTTTTTACACGCGCCAATGTACGTGTTTGTGTTTTAGTACGATTTTGATTAATGTTCAACACCTTAGATACTTTATTACTGATTTTCATTTAACACCTCATTCAATTTAGCATTATTCACTTCGCCTGTTTCCTGGTCAATGAACATTTGATAGAACGCGAGTAATCCCATTTCGCGTTCAAGTGATGATACATTATCTAAATCTGCGTATAGAACATTGTTAGATGTGTCAATTTTTGCTTTTGTAGCATTTGAAATCCATGTTTCAATTTCTTGTGTGTTCTTAGAATCGTTCGCGTATTCGATACAGTATTGTAACAATTTCCCACGCACGATTGGTTCGTATTTTCGTTTTTTTAATTCTTTATACGCGGCAATTGTTTCAGCCGTAACTGGGTTGTACGTAAGTTGGATATACTTCTTACTTGTCGCCGATGAAACGACTTTTTTAGTTCCGTGCTTTTTAGTGTAACCTTTTGCTTTACGACGTGTAGATTTGACAACATTACTTACTAATGTTTTCAACTCTGTGCTTTTAATCAACACTTTATTGACTTCAAGTAACTGTTTGATAGTCTCGTTTCGTTGTTGTGTTGTTGGTTTTTCTGTTGTTGCACGATTCAACATCACGAGTCCGAGCAGGAATTGTTCACGTGTGAGATTTGGTTTAGAACTAAAGTACAACCGTTTCGTCGGTTCATTTGAAACTTTGTCGAATTGTGCCCGAATGGTGTGGTCGATAGTGTACGATACGTATCCCACATGTGATACCCTAATATAATCCCCTGTGGTGATGAAATCCTTGTACTGTGATGCTGTATCAACCAGTGAGACAGGGATTCGGAGCATTGTGTCGTGTTTTGCACGTGTCGTTGTTTTTGTGGTCATTGATTCACCTCATTCATTTTGTTGCGATGTCAAGATGTGAATACACAATTCACATCTTGACATTTGATATCCTTACATTACTATTATAACACATGTTTGTGTGCATGTCAACAACAACATGTACGGTTTCCCTATTTTCACGCAATTAGTACAAAACAAAAAATCCGACACGTGTCGGAATTTAGAAGATAATTAGAAGTAATCCCATGTTGCGTTGAAGTTTGCGATTACATTAGCTGATGTAGTCCATGTTGGTTTTTTACCAAACACTGTTTTCACATTAGTGATTGTAAAGTAGTATCCATTGCGTTCACGATTGTAAGATGATGTGAGTGTACCCATTAAAGCCCAGCCCTCAGTGAACAGTGTAATTGTACCGGTAGTAATGTTCAAGCCGAATGGTGGTGAAGCTGGCCCCTCAATTTGTTTTCCGAATTTGATGTCATCACCATCAAACACGAGCGTGTCTGTTTTACCCGACAATGTGAAAATATCATGATTTTGCGATAAGAACAGATTACTGTTGTTAATCATTTTACCACGAAATAACGCACCACCGTTGTGCATCCAACTACCGTTTGTTGAAATTGAAAATGTTGAACCAGCAGCATTTTGACCATTGTGGTCTGGCGATGGATAAATGTTTAATTCAGCACCGTCGTAGACGAGGATTAATTTGTAAACAGATGAGAACGTATCTTGTTCCCACGCTTCGAATCCTGTTGGATATTTTGGATATTTAGAAATCGTAACAAATTTACCTATTTGACTTTTAGTGTCGATATCGAACACTAAGTCAGCAAATCCGACCTGAAATGATTGATTACTTACTGTTGATAATGTGACATCAACATCAACAATTTCATCGGTTAATGTGATTAAACGTCCGCCTGCCAAAAATGTCACGTAGTCTGGGATGCTGAATTTTAAACCATCAGTTACAACTTGTTCAATATTTGACCGAATTACATCTCTGTTAATTTTACCATTTCTGTCGCCAACGATGATTAAATCGCCATGACCGTTAAAAAGGTCTCGATTCACACGAGCATCGACTTTCGATGTGTAGGGTGCTAATTGTGAACCATCACTTGCTGTTTGTGATGATTCAAAAGTATAAGCTTTAATTGTCATTGATTGTTCTCCATGTCGATTATTGTAGAAGTGCTTTATTTTGATGTGTTCCACGATGCGCTAACAACACAGTTCCGACTTGTCCTTTTAGGTTGGTTAGGTGGCTTTTCACAATATAAACAAGTTGTTCCCAAATTTCTGGTTTCATTTGTTCGTATTGAATTCTTAACATTTCTAACGCAACGATAGGTTTTAAGAATTCACGCCAAAATTCAGTTTCGTTGATACCCTCATCACGTAGTTTTTCCAACACTTGTTCAGTATTTGCAAATCGTCGGATTTTATCACTAGTCACATCATTTGTATTTATTTTAGTAAAATACGGTATTGTTTGAACAGGAACAATAATTTTTCTGTCGTGATAAGAAACAATTGAATTGTTAGAAAACGGCACATCCACTATTGAACCGTTGTGGTCAATTGTAAAATCATGTCGTTTCATTGATGCTGACACATCGAAAACAAAAACATCTGGTTTATCCGATAATGATGGATAATTGTGATTGTACGGATACACAATAGCATTACTGTATTTAGCAGATGTTATCGAAGTTGATGTAACCGTTTCAACCTTATCAACTGTTAAAAACACATCATTGTTAGTGAGCTCAACTTCCGGAACAAGTAGTTTAAATGTGTGTGATAATACATCATCAAGAGTGTCTAAATTTAATTGGTCTACACCAGATAATGGATTACTTGTTGACAACTTGTTAACTTTATCAACACCTTTAAACACGGGGAAGTGCACGTTATCAAAACCTTTTAAATTGTAATCTAGTAGAGGATATCCGATTTCATCACTTGAGATTTTTTGACGAACATCAACAACATCATCTACACGTGGATGCCATTTATCTCTGTAATTCGACAATGTGTCTAAAAATTGATTTAAAGTCAACGTTTTACGTGTTGGTAATGAATCTTTAATAGATTTTGATGTTACGCCGAATAAGTTTGATTGTAGCCAACCAGCATCTTGTTTTTTAATCAGTGTCGCATCACCATTCGCTACGTCGAACAATCGATGTGCTGGTTTTCGTTCACGTTGTTTTTTGTAGTGTTTTGTAAATGTATCAAAAAATGTTTGGTCGTACGAATTGTTTGGTGTTGATGATACAACAAAACCACCAAATGAGTTGTCGCCAATTGTTGAGAAATAGGTAAAACCATTGACCGTGTGTTCTCTGTGAATGTCGGTTTCCTCAAAAAGTGTCGTTGGATATCTTAGATGAATACTAGCCGGCTCCATCATTGTCGCAAGATACGGGTTTGTATCACCTTTGAAATTCGTTAACGTTGATGTGTGTTCCGCGCTGACAAACACTTCCTTGACCGTGTTCACAGATGTATCTGGTTTTTCCCAGAACAGTGTGATAATTCCAAAAATTGAGCTACGTTTACCTTGACGTATTTCTGGAGCTCTTGATAAATCATTGATAGCTTTTTCACCACCAATCTGACCATCATTACCTCTACGACTTCCTGGAATACTGATGTTTGGTTGATTATCATCACGCCATGCGTAAGCACTTACTGTTAATGTACAATTACCGTTATCAATATCTAAAACACCTTTGATATCCTCATTTAACACTTCTACGTATCGTCCAGCTATATAAAATCTAAGAACTTTAATTTTCAACACATCTGGTCGCTCAATAGTTGCTTGTAAATCTGTAATGTAAATTGGATTTGAGCCACGTGAAACAGCTTCTGGATGTGTTACTCGTGATAATGGTTCAGATAATGTTCGTGCTGAAAACACCGCGTCTTGAACTGATGCTAAATCGCGAGCCCATGTCAAGTTTTCAGGATTACCATTTGTATCAAATGTTAAAGGATTAATCATTTAAACTCCTCGCTAATCTTTTAAATTCTTTTACTAAACAATCAGATGATGAAAGCACATCTAACACAGATTCGTAATCAGATGTGCCGAACAATTCTTCACTGATTGTTGATAAACTTTTCGTATTCATCATTTGATGCTTCTCTTAAAACCTCACAGTCATTAAAACGTGGAACAGCGACAAGACTGACTTCTCTAATATCATGTTGTCTATCAGCTACAAGAAACGCACCTGATGACAATTTGTCACCAATTTTTAATTCATCGCTTTCGATGATTGCGAAATGTCCGTCAAGAACAAAAACGTTTCCGATGCGTTTCCCAAAAATGTCATGTTCCACCATTAACGGTACTTTTTTTCCGACGCTAATTGCGCCCGATAATTTATCGGGTAATATTCTTGCGTAAAAATAACTCATTAATCTGACTCCGATTGAATTCTAGGATATTCGTAAAACGCTGTTGTTTCTAATTTAAACGAACGTGATTTAGATGTGTAACGAATTGATGAACATCTAGCCCATTCACCATTGATACCGCCACCTAATCGCGGGCTGTACCAAACTTGTAATTTTTCATCGCCGTCAATCACGAAATTAGTGTTATAGAAATCAGTTTCAGCTAATTCGAGTTCAAGAGGTGTGTAGGCTTTTGCTAATTGTTTTTTTAAAATAGCCGTCACGTTTTCTTTTATCACCTCTTCAAACTTAACTTCATCAGGGTTTGATGGGTTTTTCACATTTTCATTGTGTGTTACAGCGTAGACAATACGTTTCGCTTGTTGCGGTGTTAATGGTCGACCAATGTATTTTTTCATCGCTTCTTTAAACCGGTCTTTTGCTTCATTAATTTTAGACGAATCCATGCCCTCAAACGCATTACTGTCAGCTTGTAACACTTTGTTTGTTTCAAACAGTGAATTGTAATTGAAATTAAGTGATGGCATGTGAGTGATACCGTAACCAGTGTACTCGGCTTCCGTTACTTGGTCAATCATTTTCAATGTTGATGAATTATCAGCTTTGAATGATTGTATAATAACACCTGCTCTAACGTAGTCATCAGCATTTTCATCAGGTTGAATCCAAATAGATGTTGCATGAGTATTTTCAAGAGGTGTGACATTGATATTGGCTGACGGTTTAATTCGAATGCTGATTGTTTCACGTGAACGAACAACGTCAATGTACTGTAAGACGTAGAATCCTTGCTCATCTTTTTGAACAACAGCACCGACCGAAATCAATTTTCCGACATGCATCCACTCACCTATTCGTGATTGAAACGTTGCGTTTTGTAAAGCTTTGATTAAAATGTCGTACGGAGTAGTGTTTGTTCGTTCAAAATCATCAAGAAATGTGGCTGTTGACCAAGATACAAAACCGGAACCTGTTGCAAATTGATGTCGAAACTCTTTATCTTCTAAGTTTATATCACGATACATCTTGACAGGAAACGCTCGTAATTCCCTGTCGCTTAAAATAGCCAAAATGTTTGCAGTTGTCTCATTGTTTACCGAACCCGCGTAACCGACGTTACAGTAAGATAAATTGTACTCGACGAAATCTTTCAGCACAAGACGTTGTCCATCAATGGCTGAGATGACGAAACATCGTTGTAAACGATTACCATTAACAGTGACCGTTTCTGTCCAGCCTGGTTTATAAGTTGGACTGTTTTTATCTTCTTCTTCTGACTTAGCGTTTGTTGTAAAACGTCTGCTCTTAATTTTAGAACTATCGTTATAATTCACTAATGTGACATTAACGATATCACCAACTTTCAACGGTTGTGAAAATGAGGCGCTTTGAGGGGTGCTCACAGAGCCACTGTTAGTGCTACCCCAAACGCCGAATGATATATCGAAATCGTTGGTTACAAATGAACCGATTTTGTCAATGTGGTAATGTGAATCATCGTAGTAAAGAGCTGGTTTACTTTCGTAAAATTCGCAAACAGCTAAATAATTTACTGACATGTGTGGTACCTCGATTAAATTGTGATGATGTTACGACGCATGATTATAGTATCTAACGTCACATTCGTACACTCGATGTGACCCTCTTGGTCGGCACCCGTTGTGACGAAATGTGAAAAGTCAATTCCAGCACTACCACCGTTCACTTTGTAAATGTTTGCCCAAGACGCTGTATCAATCACAACGTATCCGCCAATGTTGAATTTGAATGATGATAATTCTACACCGGCTGAGCTATTGAATTGAATTTTACCACCAGCTTGAGCGTTTCCAATTAATTGATACGATGTATAAGAACCGTGAAATGGCCCGTACGTACTGATAGAGTCATCACTGTAATTAGATAATGACGCTTTGAATTTTGAATGTTTTACTTTTTGTCGTTTTCCATTTACATTGTTTCGAGCTGTTTTAAATATAGATAAAGCTCCAACTACACGGTCAACATCGTTTTTGTATTTCTTGTAGTTATCATCCGACGGTTTATCTTCAGCCCAACCAGGAGTTTTTTTGCGGTTAATTTGAACTTGTAGGCCAGACGGCTCATTGTTGTACATGCTCGCTAATGCGACTTTTTCTAATTCGGAAACAGATGTGTTTGGTGCGTGTATAGCAAAAATTGTGTAGACATCTGAATCAGAATCCAACACATTACCCCATTTTTGGAACCATGTTGACTCGTCTGGGTTTGTTCCGTTTAATCGACGAATGTGCTCTTCAATTACACTACGATAAAAATAAGGGAAATGATAAGGTGGTTGTTTATAATCATCTGAGAAAAGTCTCAAGTCTCCAACGTTCATCGCTTTGGCTGGGTTCAATGTTTCACTAGCCATGCTTTGGGAGAATTGATACAACCTAAACCAACTATCAATTGTGTCAATTGTGATTGTCTCGTAAAATGATTTTTTATCGAAAGTTGCTTCACGCTTCGTAATTCCTGATACGTAACCGGGACGATACGCGTAAGTATAACCGCCTTTAACGGGTACCCCGTAGCGTAACCAAACCATTTCATGTTGTGAAATATCAGTTACGGTTTCAAGATATTTTTCGTATCCTGTTTTTTCAGCATCTGTCACAAACAACAACGTAAATGATATTTGTTCATTTTTCATCGCCATGTCGCCTGTTTCACTTCGGGAGTAACCACCACCGAGATTGCTTGCTTCGTAGATACTCTTAAATGTGTTGATTTGTTTATTAAATTTTGTTTCTTGTGTCAGATTTGCTACGACTAAATCGTAAACGCGCAAACCATTTGTGTTTTCTGGCATGTAGACACCTCTTCAATTGTTAATCTTATAGTATTATTATATCACATTAACCCGTAATTGTCAAGTGTGGTAAAAGAAAAAACCTACATGAATTCATGTAGGTCAGTGATTAATCGAGTGGGATTTCGATTGTTGAATATTTAGAGCCTTTGTATTTTTTACGTACAACCTCGTATTTTGTTTTCAAAACATCAATTGCTTGTTTCGAATCATCAGTGTACGTTACAATGATATCGTTAGCGACACGAACTTGTACTGCACGATTGCCACGAGCCAATGATGCGCGAACACTTGCCAAACCATTAACAGCGTTTGCTACAGCTAATTTCAGTTCAGCAGCGTTACCATCAATCGCTTCGATCACATCAACAAACGCTTGTGGCAGTTTTTCAGCAGATAATGAACGACGGTCAGATACGTTTGCGATATCACGAATCAAACCTTTGTTGTTTTCAAATTCATCGTAGCAGTATTTAGCGAACAAACCAGCTTTTTCTGTTAACAAGTTTACAAATTCATCGTAATCTAAATCAAGAGTTTCAAGTTTATCCAACAGCGGTTCTTTTTTGAAATGTGTTACAACAAAACGACGGTCTAAAGATGATTCAGCAGAAATAAGAGGTTCGTCGTTTGTGATGATGAATTGTAACGCAGATAAATTACGAGTAGAAATTGCTTTTTGGAATTTCGCTTCTGAGCGATATTTACCATCTGTTAAAAATGTATTGAGTGATGAAACATCTAAACCTTTAAAATCGTGAGTTTCATGACCACTTCCAGCCCATTTCGCTTCATGATACACTGTGGCGCGACGGTTTTGAATATCAGCAGACGCAAAACGATTTGTTTTATCGAAAAACGCATCAAATGATGGTTCATCAATCATTGCATCGCTACACAAAGCACGTAACAAATTAACAACAAGTGTGGATTTACCAGTACCTGGATTTCCGACAACAACAAGCGCATGTTGAAGTTCTTTTAATTTGACATCATGTAGAACAGCTCCGACGTAATTGGTGAACAATTGTTTATCTTCTTCGTTGAAGAACAGATTAAAAATATCATCGACGAATTTAGAATCTTCGATTGATAATGGATTCATTCTAGATGGGTTATTGTAAGACTGTACGCATGTCATTTGTGAGAAATCTCTAGCCTTATCAAATTCAGCCTGTTCAGTTGTTAAAGTCGGTTTACTATTTTCATCTAAATCCACCGCATTATACCAATCAGCAACAAAACGTGAACGCAATTCACCATTGACATCATCAGCGAAAAGTAATTCGTTGTCAATACTGTCGTAATTTGTTGTTTTTTGCAAAGCTTCTGATAATTGACGTTTTACTTCATGATTGATAGCCAATTGGTCTGTTTTTAACTCTAAAAGTTTTTGTTCAACACCTGCTGGTAATACACATTGGTCACCCATTGACTTGCGCATGTTAGTCATTTGTTCAACGACGTAATCTACCAATTCACATGTTGCTTTTGTGAAAATTTCGAAAAACTTACGGTTTGTATCTTTTTGTTCAGTTTTGTCAATAACACGCAAACCTGTTTCCGGGTCGATAAAAGATTCGACAAACGGCGTACCACCGATTCGGTCAACCGTTACCGTGTCACCTAAAACGTCAATAACTGGGTACACAAATTGGTTACCTGCGGTTACAGCGATTTTGCTTCCATCGGCTTGGTTTTTCTTTGTGCTTTGATAAAAATTAGATGCGTTGATAAATCCGTCGAAAATTGGACTGCCAATCAACATTTGACGATTCAACAGTTCGTATCGTTCAACAGTCATCACATCTACGAAAGCTCGTGTTGTGATGTTGATACCGATACGGACTGAGATGTCAGAATCTTTACCGTTTTTAGTGAAAGGAATTGTTAAAATATCACCGTTTTCGAGAATTCGAACATCTTCTTCTGTAAATGTGTAATCTCCAAACGTGTTGGAAATTTCGTGAGTTTTACCTTTGTAAGTAATTTTCATTTGTTTATCCCCTTATAAGATTATTTTTCGTTAACTACACGGATGTGTAAACGCAGGCGAGGAATCGAACCTCGATGAATCAACCATGACTGCGCGAAGAAGCTTTTGTAAGATGATATTCAAAGTTAACGAAAAAAATATAAGTGGATATTCTTACGCAACTTCTAAACGTAATCAGAGAATCGAACTCTGACAATGCGAGCCATCGTCACGTTGAGGAAACTTTCTTGTTGGATATAAGGATGAATGAGGTATACGTTTCCTTAATTCTATTATACCACATTAAGTGTCATTTGTCAAGTGGGTGGTCATTAAATTTTAAAATTTTATAGATTTCTAAACCCCATGTCAGTTTATCAGTGTTTTTATCGTCAACAGCTTTTTCAATTTCACTAATTAGTGATTGTTTAATTAAATTTTCCAATATCACACCTCTAACAGTTCATTTGCGTTGTCAAAATCTGCAAGTTGATTAAACAACAAGTGAACATCAACATTTAACACGTTATAAAATGTGTCATCATTATAAAAACGATTTGTCTGTTCAAAAGATTTTGCAATAAGAAACGCTTCTACTAAATCATCAACTTTTTCACTGTTTGTTTTTTCAAAAACGCTGAATTCTTGTGGATGATTTGTTTTCACAAAATTGACACTGTGTTTTTTCAAAATATCGTGACCCAGAATTTTAGCAACACGTTTCCATTTTTGTTGAACGTTTGGGTGTAGATGCTCAACATCCAATTCTACCATGGTCGGTAAATTAAACACTTTACGCCAAGAAAACGTTACAGCTTTAGCAAATTTAAGATTCAAAATCTCATCTACTAACCATTCAAGCGTTTTGATGTTTTTTCTAATTCTATCAAATGAATTTGTTCGGTCATTATAACGCATTGTCTTTGTGAACCACTCACAAACGACGGTTGGGTTTTTATCTTGATATTTTCGCAAAATTTGTTCACATGTTGGATAATCACAAACAGTTGATTCGTGTACTTCACTATTTTTAAGAACAACAACACCGACTTGGGTAGTCGCCGGGTCTAGTCCAATGATGTAACTGTCAGACGAAATGTCTGACAGTTGGTTTGTTGCAAATTGGTCAAAAATACTAATCATTTAATAACCTCAAAGCGTCTAAACGACGTTTTATATTTTCGTAAGCTCGTAATGCGACAAACTTTTTAACTTTCGTTAAATAGTAATCTGACAATATCGGTTCGTTCACATTGTGGTTTTCAATTGTTTCCGAAATGTATTTACCGCGGCTCAAATCAAATTCGCATCGAATCACAATCAAAGAGTTATCTGGATTAGAACTTTGAATATAATCCTCGTAAGTACAAATGTCTCTTTTTTTAATAAGTTCGAAATGCTCAACATTACCACCATTTTCAACACAAATCGGTTGAAATTCGTTGTAAAAATAATCAATCAAGTGGTTAATGTTTGCTTTCAACACAACAGTGGCACGATAATCCGAACGTGTGTCACGCAGGGCGCTCTCAACAACGTCGTGCAATGAACCTTGGTAAGATGCTACATTATCATCGTTAAACACAACAAGTCGCATCTTATATTTGTCAGTTGTGAAATTGTATTCAATACTAGCAACTATTTGTTGAAATTTTACCTCAAAACCAAAAAATTTAGTTCTACGTAAGATTATAGCGTCTGTATTTTTTGTATCTGTTTTCATTTTAACACCTAATTATTTTTCAAAATTATCAACAAATTTGACACCGCGAGCTTGTAGCTGATTCTTTAAATTATCCGCAATGTCGGCAGGTAAAATCATTTCAAATTTCTTACCAGCACCATCAAATCCGTAAAATGTTTTTGTATCATTCGTATCTTTTGTCATTTCGACACCTCATTAATCTATTTCTAATTTAATTATATCACAATAAATGTTTGTTGTCTAATTTTATAACATGTTTTACTCCTTAAATTTTAATTCGTCACAAACATCTACAACACCGAATGTACTCTTATAACGTAAAAACTCCTTTTTTATCTTATAGTAACATTATATCACATGAATGTTCATTTGTCAACACCCATTTCATGGTTTTGCTAAATTAGTTTGATATATCTTATAATTCTATTATATCACATGAATGTTCATTTGTCAACACCCGTTTCATTGTTTTGAACAAAAAAAATAGACCAAAATGGTCTATTTTGAAATTTTAGCATCGTAGCCGATAGTGAAACCAACAATGAGAGGTTTAATCTCCTCAGGTGGTTTCACGGTTACGGTTGAATACACGACTCTTCTTGTGATTGGCGCAGGATTGACTATTCTTAACATTCAATCACCTCGCTTACACTGTTCCCAAATTGATTTCATGCACAACAGCTCGTGCGAGAGAATTCACATCCACACCTTGCGGTGCGCTAACATTCACATTAACATTGTTTGTTGTAGACGTAGATGAGTTAGTTACAGCTCCGCTGTACGCTGAGTAGTAAGAACTTGCACCACCGTAAGAGGCTCCTGAACCTGAACCGTTTAGTCCAAACAGTCCTGAGATGAAGTCAAATATAGCTTTACCGACTTTAGCTTCAACATCCCAAATAGCTTTAACAGCGTCAATAAACAAATTGATACTTTCGACCAACCCCGTAATGAAATCAACAACACCTTTTAAAGCATCTCCGATTATCCAGCCAATGATTTTACCTAAGAAATCAGTAAATGGTTGGAAGAACTTCAATACGTTAGAAACTGATTTTCCAAGGTGGTCAAATGCTGCCCACATCGCATCCAACGAACCGTTAGAATTCATTTCATCAATAGCATCTTGAATCGGTTGTAATACATTGTCTAAAAATGTTTTCAAAATATCAATGACTGTTTGAATAGGCCCTGTGATAGATGTTAAGTCAAAACCTTTAAATAAATCAACTAGGATTTTCGCGATTTTATCAACTAAGTCAACAATCGCCACAACAGCGTCTCCAACAACAGCGACAACACCTTCAACTAATGATTTGAACAATTTTGAATCTAACAATGTTTTGATGGTTTCACCAACACCCGTCAGTGATTCAGTTAGTGAATCAAACCAGCCTTTGAAATCGATATTTGATAATGCTTCACTGATTGAATTAACCGTCACACCGATAATATCTAAAAGATATCCGAACACATTTCGTACGGTTTCACCGAATACGGAAATTCCATCACTCAGCTGAGTAAAATTAATGCTACCAAGATTCGTGTTAATCGCACTCAATGTTTGTTCAATCAAACTAAAGATTGTTCTAAAAGATTCAGCTACGAATGTTCCTATAACATCAATGATTGTTTTCAAACCTTGTGAATTTGATAAATCTTCAAGACTTGATAAAATCCCACCAATTGATTCACCAACAGAGTTGAACGCTTCACCTATTTTAGCGTTTTTCAAGCCGCCAGCTAATAAATTAAACACGTTCGTTGCGATTCGTCCAAGTGTTTGTAATGTTTCTAAGAAACCACTAAACAAACTTCCGAAATCAATTGATTGTCCGAGTGACGCGAATGTGTTAAACAGTGTACTAAACAACTGGTCAACTACATTTTTAACAATGCTGATTGCTTGTACGATTGATGATGTGACACTTGTGAAGTCGATACTTCCAAGTAAACTTCCAGCTTTGCTAACAAGATTTTCAATCAAACTTGAAACGTTTGTCAATAGTGAACCCATCACAACGAATGTGCCTTGTAAAAATGTTTTAAACCCTGTTGATTGTGAGAACAGTTCAATACTGTTGAAAATCTTTGCAATATCTTCAGACACATTTCTCAAAATGGGCCCAATTGCAATTCCGTTAAAGGCTGATTGTAATGCGTTTCCGATGTTTCCAAACGTTGATAATACAGATGAACCAACACTTTGTAGATTTGAAACGATTGCTGAGAAATCAGCGGATGCTGTAAACGATTTGAACGCATCTACTGCTGTTTTTACGCTTGATGAAATGTTAGTGAAAATAGCACCGAGGTCAATTGAACCAGCCAACGAACCCATCACAGATTTAACGCCGTTTAGCGACTCGAACATGTTTTCCAACATGGAAACGAACGGGGTCAAATCAAGATTATCAACCCAACCTGTTAAACCAGCAACAAAGTTGATTCCGCTTTGATTAACCTTTTCAAAAACTGATTGGAATTTTTGACCAATCGTTTCTGTTAACGATTCGAACGCGGCTTTCATCGTTTTCGGAACAGTTGCCGCTTGTACTGCAGCATCTGAACTACCAATACGTGAAATGGATTCGTTAACCATGTCTGATGAAATAGCTCCTGCTTCCATCGCTTTTGCGAATGAACCGAATTGAGCAATAACACTAGGGAAATTTTTCTCGATATCTTGCTTGATAGCTCCACCTAAACCTGCGTCACGCAATTGGTTAAAGTCTTGAGCTAACAGTTTACCAGCTGAATTGATTTGTGTGAAAATCGTACCGATTTCAGAAACTTTACGTGAACCATCACCAAGTAATGCGTACGAATTCGCAATGTTTTTAGTCAACGCACCAGTCTTGTCTGCAGCAACACCTGCTGTGGTTAATCCCGATACAACTTTGTTCAGTTCGGATGAACCAAACGATGTTGTTTTTGCGTAATCAGCCATGTCAGATTTGAGTGACTGAATTACACCCGTGTCTACACCTGCAAATGATAATACATTTTCAAGGGATTTGGCGGATGTGCTAGTTTCTTGCATTGATGACATGACGCCGGCAAAGGTTGAACCAAGACCTGTTGTCAGTTTGTTACCGATTGTCAACAAACCACCTTGAATCACGGTTCCCATCGCGTGTTTAATTCCGCTCAGCGGTGCAGTGATTGCTGATTTGATAGCGTTACCAACGCCACCAAAAACCGTAGATGCTATTGACTTTAGTCCAGCACCTAACCCTTTGAGTCCAGCACTCATTGTAGTTTTCACAATATTCCAAGACGCACCGCCAACCGTTTTCATTACGTTTCCGAATACACTGAATGATGCTCGAACAGCGTTTCCAATATTTGGAGCAACACTTGAAAGGAAATTTTTAATATTTCCAAACATTGATTTAGCTGTGTCTAATCCGGAATTGCCAAGATTTTGAGCCAGTGAAGAACCGATGTTTTTGTTTACGGAATTTTTAGCGTTGTTAGCACCACTGCTTATATTGCTCGTATCGATTTTTGGCGCCACTTTGACGTTTTCTAACGCTCTTAACTCATTTTGAACTTTTTTCAGTTCGTTTTGAGCCTTTTCAAAACCCTCAGGGTTGATTTGTGGGTCAATATCTTTCAAGTCATCTTGTAAAATTGCCGCTCTACGTGACAACAGTGAAATTGCCGTGTTGACTTCACGCATGTGTGCAGACAATTGCGAAGCTGACGCGGTTGATTTGTCAAACGATGTTAATTCAGATACTTTACTGATTGTAGACATCGCAGCTTTGATACCGCGCAAACTGTTTTGGAACTCTTTAATACCATTACCGGTATCCAGTTTTATTGATGAAGCTCCACTTTGTAAACGGTTTACAGCTTTTGACACATTATCGAAACTACGCTCAAGAGTCTTTGTTTCACGATTAGCGATATCTATTTGATTTGCCAGTTTTTCAAACTTGACAGGGCTCACCTCAATATCGACACCATCGAGCTCTTCTTGTAAAAGTTTGACTTTTTCACGTGATAAATTGACAGCTTCAGCGTATTTCTGTTGTTGACGAACCAACAAATCCGTATTTCCGGGTTCGAACTTCAAGTCATTGTTTAACGCTTTAGCTTCTCGTTTTGTGTGTTGTAAAAATGTATTTACATTTTTCAAACTACGTTCTAGCTGGGCCGTCTGACCATTGATTTCGATTTCTAATTTTTGATTAGCCATGATTCAGCCTTTCAGTTTTTTTTATTTTTATTTAGTTCTTGTTCCCGAGTTTTCGCAGCTCGATTAAACAAAGCCATTGCCACATCGTACGGAGCATCCATCAACATTTCGTGATTGATATCTGACAACAAGAAGACTTCAAGTGATTTGATGACCGTTTGTTCATTGTTCTTCTTAATCAAACGGTCTCTTAACCCGGTCTCTTCACTTTCGACGAATCCTTGTGGGCCTGTTGATTCAACAAGCTCGTCATCTTCATCCTCGTCATCAGTACTGAACAGCAATGAGATATCAGTGTTTTCCGTTTTTTTATTTAACACATCAATATCAGCTGTTGGTTCTAGTAAATCTTTAAGTTCAACATCGTCTATATCAACACCAGCTAAATCGAGCCCTGTTAAAATTTTACTCAACAATGTCATCGCATTGTTCTTCTCACCAGCATCGCGTTTAGCTAGTTGAAAATCTAATTCATTCACATCATCAAACAAATCACGTGCCGTTAATCGCGTGTAATCAAACACTTGTCTTGCTGTTAACATGTCTAACCTCTCATTCAAAAAAGCCCTTTAAAAGGGCTCGTCGGGTTCTACGCCCGTTTAATCTTTTAATTCTTCAACGTGTTCTTCCAGATTAGCAATCGCTTTTGAAAAAATATCTAATCGGGCAAACACATGACCAGGTACGTCGTCGTACTCATGTAAATCAGTTACCAGCTCATCTGCTAAACGCTTCGTCAAACGAACATCATCTAAATCAACTTTTTCTAAGTTGTGAAGTACGTTTTTCAATTCCAAATCAAGGTTGATGTTGTCAGTAATGCTGTAACGCAAATCTTCATCTTCCATCAAACGGTTGAAACGTTTACGACCATTTGTAACATCTTCTGTACGAGCTAGATATAGTCCGAGCGCTAACATTTCGATATCATCAATGTTTTTACCATCAGCCTTGTCGGTCATTTCTAAGAAATCACGACCAGTAATCGCTTTGAATTTTTTAACAGAACTAAATTTCATTTTAAAATCACCTCATCTTTGCGTTTTACGCTTCTACAGGAGCAGCCGCATCTGCTGCTACAGTATCAGTTGTTTTATAATTTGGAGTAATGATTCCACCTTGTTGAATGAAGTCAAGAACCTTATCAACGTCAGCGCCAGTGAATGTGTAGTTGAACTCGGCTGGCGTGTGACCATTTTTTGTCTTGTACAATTCAGAACCTGTTGCTTGAACTTTAGCAGTCCATGTCACCGCTGTTGGAGCTTCTGAACTGTCAGTTTCGGTTTCGAATGATGGTGGATTAGTTACGGCCATGTTCGGGAACACACGAACAAGAATTGCTTTATCTTTACCGACTTGTCCAGCTGTTACGATTTGAACGGCCTTTTTAGGGTAGATGTTTGTAGAACCGAATCCAAACCCATTTGCTGTTTCATCTTGACCGAAAAAGTTAATACGTACATTTTTGTCAAGCTGGATAAGCTTCATTTCACCTTTTAGTAAGGACTTACCGGCGATTGTAGCGTGGTCAGCAACGTCATCAGCCGCGAAGTTTTTAACTTCAGCTTCGTCTTCCATCGCACCAACAGAAACAAGACCTGTAGCCAAGATAACATTTTTGATTTTGTTTTCTTCTGTCAAATCACCGATTGTCAACAAGCGGTTCCCGTGGAACAAAGCGCGTTTTGCGTAGCTTAATTTAGCCATTGGTTGTTTACCTCTTTAATTGATTTCTTGCGTGTTTTAAAGCACGCGTTAATGCTGTTTGACCCTCGTCTGTTTTGAAAAAGGTCAATGCGTGATACGTGTTATCTGAGTAAGATGAGCGGGTACCACCAGAAATTTTGTAACTTAAATTTTTAGTTTTTTCTAACGTAATGTTTATAGCCAATTGTCCAGTTCTTCGATGTTGTCTTGCGTACAATTGTAAATCATGTTGTAATGTTTCAGCAACATCGGAAATCTTGTTTTCAGCTATTTTTCTAACTTCACTTTCGATACTCATGGTTACTCCTCAACCGGCAAACTGTTTTCACCAAACAGTGTAACAGTAGCTGAGAAAACATTTTTACCTGATTCATCGTCGTAGGCGACGAATCTGACGCCTTCATCTGTCAATTTTACGAGGTCTCCTTTTGTGAAACCTGCGTAATTTTGCAAGATAGTTAATTCGTATTTACTTGATAAAATCTGAGGTTCGTCATCACTGTAAGTCAAATCACTTCCGAGATGAGTGATGAAACATGTGTCATTTGAGATTTCGTTAACACTTGTTCCGAGAATTACGTCGTAATTTGATAAAATTTCGGTTAATGTTTGATAAAATTCTAAATAACTATATCTCATTACGCTCTCCCTTGAACTGTTGTGCCCTCAATATAAGTTGAGGTTCCAGTTGTATCCATTGTGATGTCTTTTGTTGAGTACGTGATGCCTTTATAGACAAATTCAGGAATTGTTTCAATATCGTAAATGTGAGAATCCAACAGTGTGATTTTTAGACGAACATTTTTTGTCAAACCACGGTCATTGTACTTATCTCGTTGTTCACGAGACACTGATTGTCTGACACATTGAACCTTTTTGAGTTTTTTGTTTTCTTTTTGAGCACCATTTTTGTCTCTTGTAACAGAGACTAATTTTAAAGTGACTTCATCGAACATGTTTAACCCTCACTTTCGGCTTGGATTTCTAATTCTTCTTTCACTTCTTCAGCATCAGTCGTTTTCTTGACTTTGCGTTTTGTAGCTTTTTTAGCTTTGACCTCTTCGTGTAAATGCGGTTTGAAATCATCAGCATGTACTTCTAACACACTATTGATTAAATGAACATTTCCGAATGAGTCTTGATAGTTAACTAAAGCTTTTACTTTCATTAGTTCAACCTCCGTAGACCAATTGTTGAATCAGGATTTGTTCACGTTTGTATTCGCTTTCACGAAATGTATTGGATGCGTCTTGTAACATTCGAACGCGAACGTAAGTGTTTACGAAGTCAGTAACTAGTGGACGTTTCGAACCCTCAACACCCGCAACAGCTAAGGTTGCGAGTGCGGATTCGATTAAACTTTGTAATTCGTCATCGTACATGGTTACATCTGCATCCATGCGGAGAAACGCTTTTACACCAGCCATGAATTCTGTGTATACCATGTGGTGACCTCTTATTCGTCTGCGATGTCGATAACTACGATACCACCGTAACGAAGCGTACGTCCCGTAGCCATGGTTTCAATCAACAGGTCTTCTGTATTGTTGTCAATACGGAATTGTTCAATACGGTCAATCGGCCCCATGTCAATCGCGTAGGAACCCTCAGTGATGATCGTTGGCTTAATCTTAGCTGTACCACGATACAGAATTAATCCATCAAGACCGAATTCCGCAGCGACAGCGTCGTTGCTTGAAGAGTAGTTCACGTTTGGTTGACGAGTACGCAAAGCTTTGATGATTGCGTGTTTTTGTTTCTTTGTGACAACAAGATATTTTTTACCAGGTTGTATCAATTCGTCAATCGCCATTTCAATAGCGCCTGGCAAATCCGTTTTTCCATCAACGTGGATAACTTTACCCGTATCTGTTTCATTTTTAATTGAGATGAACCCGTTTTCAGTCGCACCTGAACCAGCTCCATTTGGATTAGCTGTACCTTCAAATAACATCAAGTCTACAACTTTGTTAGTAATCTTTTGAACGGACTCGCTAACAAGTTCTTGGAAGATATCATCAAAGTTTTCTAACAGTTTAGCAGATAACACACCAAAACCGTGACGAACGTAAATTTGACGAGGTTCAACAAGAGATGTTTTAATTTTACTATTTTGAATAACTTTAGTTTCGCCATCTTGGTGAACACGGGCAACATCATCCGATGTCAAATCACGCATTACAATCTCACCATTGTTGTGAGTGAGTTTAGCAAGTTTAAGAATATCATTACTATCAATCATTGATGTTTGAAGTTCTTGAACAAGTTTACGTGGTAATGCTTTAGCAGGGTCTTCGACAGTCAAACCGTTTTCAGCTAATTTCTTACTCCAGCTTTGGTAACCAGAGTTTCCAGATTTGCGGTCAGCCACTAATGAGTTTAAGAATTCGTTAACAGCTTTATCAGTGCTCAGATAATCTTCTGTTTTAACACTGTTTTCTGTAACAGCTTCTACTTCAGATAACGCTTGTTTTTGAGCTTGTAATGCGTTCAACTCATGTGTGAACCCTTTGAGCTCAGCAATGTCCTGTGAGTTTTCAATTTTGTTTTGCAATTCAACAATTGAATTATCAACAGCTTCTAACTTATCGATAAGTTTCATTATAATTACCTCTTTGAGATTGTTTTTAATTTATACTTCATTATACCACATTTTGACAAATTTGTCGCGTAAAAATGCAATAAATTACAGTGATTTAGCGATTTTTTTCAATAATTCCAGTTTTATTTTGTCTAATTCGTCAATTTTTGACTCATCAACATCATTTTCAACTAAATTTTCGGCATCATCGTCTTCGTTCTCTTTTTCAACGACTTCTTCAGATGTTTCGACATTTTCTTGTGAATTATCAACACTCGTTGGCTCATCTTGAACGTTTTCAACTTCAACGTCAATTACTTCGTGTTTATCTATGATTTCGACTTCGCCAATTTTGTCTGTTTCTTCTACAACATCACCAATCAAACCTGTGTTGCGGTCAGCACCTACTGAAACGATAGAAACTTCTTTTAGAACAGCTTTCAACACGTTCAAGTACGATTCGCTATTTTCGTAATTGACAATTTCTTCACAGTCTTTGATGTAGTAACTCACAGATAACTCATTTAACACGCCGTCAGCCCAAAGTTTTTCAGCATGTGAACCTTGTTCAGTTGCGTAAAATGTAATATCACCAACAAACTCACCCGAAGCATTCGGTTCTCCAGTTGTAGTGATAAAACCAACAACGTCTTCTACACGATTGTCATTGTGTTCAAACAACAGTGGATATTTATCACGAGTCACTTCAATAGAATCAGCGTTTAATTTCAGACCATTATCGTTTACTACATCTGTGTGCGCGTAAACGACGCGGTACTTTCGTTTTTCCGATTGTACCGCGTTTTTACGTAGGTCTGAGAGACTGATTGTATTGTTGTTTTCATCCACTAATACATTTTTTACTCTCATTTCGATACTCCAAATTATCCGATTAGTAATGCTGCAGGTTTAACTGAACGTTCATTTACGTTGAACACAAGACGAGCTCCATCAGGGCGAACAAGCTCAACCAATGACTTGTCTACGGCGATAGGTGTTGCCACAAGTTTCTCAGATGTTGAAGCTAAGTATTGTGAACCTGATGTGATTGTATATTGTGTTGAACTATCACTCAAATCGTACAATGTCAATGTGTCGCCACTCACACTGTAAGCAGTGATTGAAAGTTTGACAATTGATTTCAATTGTTCTAACACAGCGTTTGCTACAGCTTGAGACAAACCTTCGGTTTTGAACTTTTCAATAATTGGTTCTACGAGTGATTCAAGTTGATTTTTACCAACAAAACCATTCAGATTTTGGTTCACTTGTTCAAGTGCTGTGTTGAAACCTTTGTACATTTGGGTTTCTTGATAATCTGTTAATGTGTCTAAGAAATTTTTCACGATAGTTTTAGCCTGCGTATCTGTGTATCCTGAGCCTGCGGCTTGACTTGCTTCACGAACAGCTTCTGTTTTTGTTTCTTCAACCAACGCTGCAATAGCTTCAATCAGTTGTTGGAAGTTAGCTCCGTTAGCTAATTGACCATCTTGCCAGCGTGGCTTTTGTGCGTTTTTAAATTCTTCTGCTTTTGACATTTCGTCACCTCTTATAATTTTTTATAAACTAATTAATTTTCTCTGGCCAATCAGCGTCGGTCACGTAAGAAATATTACCCATTTGCAACAATGCATTAGCGTTCCACCAACTGTTCGCATCGGATGTACAGAACAGACCGTTAGCAACGATGATTGTTCCACGCGCATTTGATGCATTGTTATACAGTTTAAACGTATCGTACACAACACGTTGTGGATTAAATCCGGTTGGTAATTTCCCAACATCAACAATAACAGCGGTTTTCAGTTTCTCTTGTGCTGAAATCACACCCGTTGAGCTTTTGTCACCCCGTAGGAATTTTGAGGAACCACTAGCTTCAACAAGAAGTCTGTTCTCATTATATTCACGACCGAACGACCAGGTTACAGTGTCATTAATTCGACGAACGTAAACATTGTATCCATTAACTAATGATGTTGCTTGTAAGTTAACCCAACCAGTGTCACCCGACAACACGCGCCAACGTTTTCCGTCGTAAATTTGTGAAATAAGACCATTCGTGGCGCTCAAGTCCGTGTAAACTGAGCCAGGGGTCTTAATGTGAGATGGTGGAGTTTGTCCAAACCCGTGAAATTGGTTTTGCGCGATTGGTTTAACACCAGCAACAGTAAGTTTGCCGACATGTTTTGATTTTGTAGACGCGTCGTATTCGTTTTGATACGGCTCAAACAAAACGTTCAACGTCACCATCATTTGAGGATACCCACCCATCAACAACAGCTCAGTTGGTGCACCAGTGTGTGATGACACTAACACTGAGCCGTTTGAAACGACTTCACGTGATGTTGCAAGATGTGGTAACACTATTTGAGAAACCAATTCTTTTGGAATTTCTAAATCAAATGTGCGTGATGTACCGTTCAAATAATGTTGGACAAGAACCTTTTCTTCATTCACATCACCATTTTCATTTTTCTCTAAAGATTTGACTACGTGGAAAATACGTGAATTTGCGTTAATAAATGGTGCGCTAGATAATTCTAACCCAAAACCAGTATCAGTAAGTGATAGCGTTTCATTTTGTGTTCCAACTTTCGCTTGAGTGTCAGATGATAACACAACTTGTTTACCACTAGACGCTGTAGCATCGGGAACAACCTCAACAATGTTATCAATCAACGTATCAAATGATTGTTTCGTGATTAGTTTACTATCGCTGAACACTTGTTTCGTTTGTTCTTTGAATTCTTGTTTGTTCATTTTTTAAAATGACCCCCAATAACTTTTGTCATTAATCTCGCGAACAGGGATATACCAATAAGTCCCATCAGCACGAGGCTGGGATATCCATTCGTATCCGTTTGCGAGTAATCGTCTGTCGAATTTGATGTAATCGTCTTTTTTAAATGTGTAAGCCAATTGATTTGTTGTGTCTGGGCCGTCGCACCGAGCCTTAATGTCGTACGAGCATTGAAAGGTACCAGCATCAGCTGGTTTCACCTCCTCAACCTGTTTGGGTTGTTCCGTAACAGCTGTTTCACCATGATAGTACTGTTTTACACGTGATAAGAAATCATCCCATGTGATACCAACAATTGTATCCGTGTGGTCAGTGCCACCGAAATCACGTGATGCGTCAGCGTGGCTGATTAATTGAAACTCATCAAATGCGTATCCGCTTTGTTTCATTTTTTCAGCAACGTATTGAGCCACATTATCAGCTGATTTTTGATTTTCATCATCTAAATTTGATAGACATTGTTCAACTTGTAAAAACGCGTACTTGTTTACGTATCCAGCACCCCACGTGGTGAATCCAAATTCAGCATGTTCGTAAACATCCCCATGCCAGTCAACAAACGCATGTACGAACGATTGTGCATTTTCCCAATTGTTTTGGAAATAAGCGTTTTCGGTCTTCGCATCAGCTCCAAATGTTGCTGTATTGTGAATAACAATTATACGTTTCCCGTTATACAGCTCTGCAGGTACTTCTGGGCGACCCTCAAGTAATTGTTTTGTAATATTAAGACTCATTTTTCACCTCATTGTTTTTGTCGTAAGAGATTTCTTGTGAGTTCAAGTTTGTTCTAAATACATCTCCGCCATCAATTGGGTCAAATCCCATCAACTGTCGGATTTCATTAACCGTAAGAAATGCCCCATTGGTGTTCGATTCTGATAATTCAATCAATTCTGAAACAGTTGCGAATTTCATTAAATCGCTAGATACAAAAATACGTTCAAATGAATTTTTATCTCCAGTGTTTACTCGTGCGTTTGTTGTTAACAGTTTGTAAGTTAATTCATTTTCAAATTCTTTCACAATCGGTTTAAGAACATTATTGAAAAAGTTTTTATAATCGGTTTCTGTGTATTCACCTGTCAACAGTTTTTCAGAAAAACCGTAACCATTTAGAATTTCACGTTTAATGATGTCGATTGATTCCTGAGGTAATGAACTGTAAGTGTTATTTAACTCAACCAAATCAGCTTTGCCATCAATGATTCCGATACCATTATAAGAACCGACCTCTTGAAACATTTTCAATTGTTTCTTAGCTTCAGCTACAAAAGCACTACCATCAGTGTCTCTAGATGCCACACTAGCATTTACTTTCAAATACGCTTTAACATCATTCGTGCTTAATTGACGACCAATTGTTGTTAAAATGTTATCGTACAATGTTGCATTAGTTGACACATGAATTGGAGATGTCAACACGATAATATCATCAGGATGTTTTTGATATTCTTCAACACTTGTAAATGTTAATGATTCTAATCGACCATTTGAGCGTTTTGGAAACAGATAAACAGGAATTCCGCTCATCAATCGTTTTACTATTTCGCGTTTCCACTCAGTGTTATTTCGGTAATCGTTTGGTGAGAAGTTCAATACTTCAAAAATATCTGAGCCGAGTTTGTCTGTTACTAAGTATTTGTCTCCGGTTTTCTTGAAAATTCGATGGTCAATGTCTAATTTTGAAAATTCACGAGCCACAAACGCATTAACAGACATCATGAATGTTGATGTGTATTTGGCTGAACTTTCAGTCCACGATACTTGCATCGTTTCTTTGTTTAATGTTCCTTGCGTAAATCTTTGTCGCAAGTTTTGAAAAATTCCCATTTTCACCACCTGTTCGTCGCTTTTTTTGTTTTAGAAAATGTCTTATAATTGTGACATGTTATACACAACAGCTGTAAATTATCAGGATTATAAGCAATATCCCAATTGTGCATGTTAGCCAATGTCAAGGGCTCAATGTGGTCAACGATACTACGACCGAGTATCGGCTGACCACACGATTTACAAGTCATTTTATCTCTAATTCTAATTGAATCTCTAACTTTTAACCACTTCTTGTCTTCGTAAAACCCTGTACCACGAACACCAGCTTTTTCGGCGTCCACATCGACTAAATAATCATTTGTTTTCATTTTCTTCTTGTTTAATCAATTCTAAAACATCGGGTAAATCGCTCAAATCACTAGCTTCTTGATTACTGTACGTTTCACCTTGAACAACTGTTTGTGGTTCCGGTTGAATTGGAGTATCAACAGTGTGTTTTACTTCTTTAGCCAAAAGTTCGTTTGGTAAATATTTACGAGCAAAACGAGCTAAAAAATTAGAAGCTTCAGGATTTGCTGCACTGTAATTCGTGATTATTGACACTGTTGATGATGATACGTAAAGTAAACACACAACAGCTGAAATAACCTGACCGTAACTGCGGTCAACCGTTAAGAATTCACCAGTTGGTAGTAAATAAAACAGTATTGCGACAACCAACGGTAGCATGACTATAAGTAAATTGAAAAGAGCGCCTTTAATTAATCGTTTTGAAACAAATGAACCACGTTTCACACTCAATATAATTGCAGCCCACAAATCAACACACATGAAGATAAACATTAACACAGAATAATCAGCTGGTTTTAAGTTTGCTAATTTAAGCCAAATATCGTTCATTTCGTACCTCTTAGAGTTTTTATCTAAGAGTATTATATCACATTTTCAAACGTTTTGCAAATGTGAGCGTAGTTTTTTGTTACAAATAGATGTCGAAAACACGTAAAAGCATTAAAATTATTAACACTAACGCAAAAATGACGATAACGACATCACTAACGTAGTAAAAAGCGTTAGAAACATTATCTAGCACATCTGATATTCCGTAGAGGATGTTTTTAGTCACTTTTTTTAACTTTTCACTTTTTTTAAATGTGAAAATTTCACGAAAGGTTTCAAACGCTTGTTCAAAACCTTTACAAATTGTTTCTAGAAAATCTTTAAAGTTCATTTTAAATACCTTTAATTACTATCGTCTGTAACGCCATGATTAACGCAACTACAGGGTCAATCTTTTCGTTTTCGTTGAGTTTCATCGGCATCAAATCACCACTCGAACCGACTTTAACAGCGAAATTCAACAAACTCCAACGCAACAATGGGGAATTGTGAATCAATGATTTATCAGCAAGCTTATCTTTCATCAATTTTATCACATCAGATAACGCAAAACCTTGTCTTATTGATTGCTGTCTATCTCCATCAACATCGAAAAAGTAATCGTCAATCAAATCTTTCAACATGTGGTATTGATACTTGTCGTATCCGATAAATAATGGACTACAGTTGTGTGTTTCTACGAAATTTCTAAACACTTCAAACACATCATCAGGTGTAATATAAGCACCATCAGTTATTGTGAGGTTTGGTATGTGTTCGAGTTGTTTAGCTACTTGCTCACTAAGTTTACCCAACGTGTTTCTTGACCCCAACGCTTCAGTGTGAGTATACATGATTCCATTTTTTTCGGTAACGAATGTAATAGCTGTCAAGTCTCCAACGATTGACATGTCAATACCTGCCACTATATCAGCCCCAAACCAAACATCATCGAAATCGTAATCTGTCATCGCAGCTTCAGACTCCAAGATGTATTTATCAATTGAATTCATTGCAACACCCATGTTATACGCGAGAAATTGGATTTGTAAAGCAGGGTCTCCTTTAGCTAATTGATACTCTTCACGAACGGTCTCTATTTTTGGCAGACCCTCGTATATCATCGGAGCAGCTTTTGACCAATTTTGTTCATCAGTTACTTCTAATTCAGAATCTAACTGATAAATCAAACCAATCGAACGGTCAGATTCTAACTCTGCGTCTGATTTAAAACGTTCAATCATTTTATCGTACAAGTGACCTCTAGTCAAACCACCAGATGTGATGTATATCGAACGCCAGCTATCTTGTTTTGCACGAGAACCTTTGTTTACAGCTGTGACAATATCTGATTTATATACGTGAACCTCGTCAAAAATGTTTAACGATGTGTTACCACCTTGTGCTCGGTCTGTGTCATTTGTTTGTTTCTTGAATTCATTTTTATTTGGTAAAAATCTAATACCTGATTTTGTTGTTTTTAACAAACCACTTTCACCAAGTTTTGACAACAAACCTGAACCGCTCGTTATTTGATTTCTAACTTGTCCGAACACGTGTTCAGCCTGATTATTATCAAAAGCTATCACAAGCGATTCACCACCAAACGAACCACCAAACATCATCCAAAACATTTCTACAGCAGCCATGATGGTTGATTTCCCAGCTCCACGGATGATGTTTAGAAACGTTTCATTAATCAACACGTCATCAGTCTCTGTGTAGTAACCAAACCACAGCTCAAACCACCACTTCTGGGCTGGTTGAAGTTGAATCAATTCCAACACACCAGTCGTTTTGTAAAATTCGTTTTCAACAAACTTTATAGCTTGTTCAACTACTTCAGGTTTGTATTTATAAACACCATCAAGAGCTCGTTGATGAATTCGACGATGCTTTTCAAACGCTCGTAAAATAGATTTACTGTGTCGAACCCCTAATTTTTCATCATGTTCTAACAATTCATTTAAATATTTCACTATTCACCTCATCATCTTATTCATGTTTCCTTTTGGGGGTAGCGCGAAGCGCGTAGGGGGCGAAGCCCCCTTAAAACAAAACGGGCGAAGCCCGCTTAATTATTGAAATGAACCCCAAGCAACATCAGTTCTAACAGAGCCATTCGAGTCGCCAGTCGGGATATACCAGTATCCGCCCTCACTACGTGGTTGACGAATCCAAACGTATCCATTCGCATGACAGTACGCGTCGTAACGAATCTCTGAACCCGCCGGAAACATGAATGGACTTTCGTTATTAGTATCAGGCCCGTTTAAACGTGCGTAAATAGCGTACGCTGATGTGAATGTACCGTTTTCTTGAATCCAGCGACTATCAGGTCGTTGAACATCAGGTGTTGGCGCGGGAGCTGGTGTAGAGTTTGCGAATTGTTTTGGTCTAAATGCTGTTGGGTAAGTAGCGCTGTACGGTAACACAGCCAAATTAAATGCTACACCAACACCGTCAGATGCTCCACCTTGATTTTGACCAAGGAACCAACCTTGTGTACCATCGATGTCCGAATCAAAAATCGCAATGTGTGTTAGCGGTGTAGAACCTGTTACGGGAAATACAGCTACATCTCCAGGTTGCATCACTTCAACTTCATCAAAGTAATTCAAGACACCATTATAATGTCGTTGTGTCCAAATGTCGGAAGCGTAACCAGTATCTGTACAATTCGCGTAAGGAACACCTAGCCAAGTGCAGTACTCAGCGTAGCCGTCCCAACATTGGGCGCTATACCAACCGTCTTTATCGTAAAAACCACCTAAATGTGAATTTTTGAAATCGTAATAGTTTGCCATTTTATTTTACCTCTTTATTAGTATTATAGTTTTGCAACGCATCAAGAATTTGATTGTTAAGGTTGTTAGACTCGTCTTCTGTTTCAAGTTTAGCAACAGCAATAGAATCCCATTTTTCTGGGTTACGCGCTTTCAACGCAAAAATTACAGCTGTAGTATCTGCTTTAACAAGCTTCTTAACCTCTTTAACAATGTTTCCATCAACAATTTGCTGTTCAACCGTCATCATGCGGTCTTTAAGTTTATCCAACAGACTGTGTGTAGCTGTTGCTTCGATTTTTGAGTAAAGCTGTTGTTCAGCTTCATCCAATAGTTCACCAAATTCTTTGTGTTCATTACGCCAGCGATATAATGATGCTGTTGAACATTCAAGCATGTCGGCTAAATCGTCTAGTGACGCACCTTTGGCGCGTTCATCTTTAATTTTCTGAAAATTTGGAACAATTACAGTGTTGTATTTGTTTCTTTTCATCTTAGTTTTCGCCATTTTCAACGCCTTTCATGGTAGTTTTCCTTTTTATAAACATGTTTTCTTATTAATTATCACTAATTATCGCTAATTTTCCCGGGAGATTTGTAACAATGCCACCCAGCCGACTGTTATCCCCTCCATCGAGGGGGACACCCCGGGGGGTGTCTGTCGTCATTTACGCTAGTGTTATCAATGTTTTTACGTGATTTTGTGTAAGTTTCTTCTATAATATATACAGTCTACAGTGTGTTCATTAATCTAATCAGTCGTGATGTGGTAGCATTGTTTTCGCAACAAATTCTTCGGGAGATTTGTAACAATGCC